ACGGTTATGCACTCGACTTAAATTAGACGAGGAATAACCATAAGGAGCATCATCTGCTCTATATGGTGGTATAACTTTAAATGCTTTTGAGTATTTTGGATGCAAACCAAAATGTAAAATAGATCGCAAAGTTTGCGTATCATTATGTTTTAACAATTTAATTTGTTCTTCTCTTGAGGATGCAGCCGCAATTTGATCTAAAATTTCCGGCAAATAATACGTCATTTTTTTCATATTAAAAATCCTGTATATCGTTCATAAGATTCTTTAATCCTTTTTCAACAAAGTAATTAAAAATCTTACTACGATCAGCATTCACTGGTTTGTTGTATTCCGCAACAATTGCTTGCTCATACTCTGAAGGTATGTATGAGAGATCTACCAACATTTGGTTGCGATTCCAATTAGTTTGCAAATCTTGTGGTACGTTACCTGAGGATGACCATGTATCCAATTTCTTTGCAGAAAGAGGCTTTTGACGCTTACCATCTACTGCAAATACATCGTCATCTGACAAGATATTTGGAATACCATCACCCGAATCTCCGCGAACAATATGCTCAAATAGGAACTTATCTGGGGACTCGCATGTAATAAATCCCTTTTGATTCGGACTATATTGAGTGATATTGGGATATCGCATTAATTGCTTAAAATCTTTATCACCCGATACAATCAAAATCTTTTCCTGCGTGTGGTAGTGCTTGCAAATTGTTGCAATGATATCGTCCGCCTCGCACCGCTCAATCTTCATGGTCTTATATGGCATGTTTTCTGCAACTTCATTCCGAATCTTGGAAAGAGTTTCAAAAACCTGCTTCCAATAAAACTCATCCTTTGCTTGCGCCTTCTTACGATTGAATTTATATAAAGGAAAAATATCCTTGCGCCAGTAATTACCCGCATCTTGACAAATTACAAGTTCTCCGTATTCACCGTAAAAACGGTTACGATAATATCTGTAAGTGTTCAAAGTAATGTGACGAATCATATCCTCGTCCAATTGATCCGGTGAATCATATTGTGCAAAAATTGACGATAGAACGATTTGAGTGTTGTCGATTAAGATCATTTAATTACCTGTATAATTACGGTGTGTTCATTGAATCTGCCATTCGGGGTAGATTCCTTAGTCTTAACAGTTTCCCATGCATTATTGATGGCACGAACACCACCAATCATGCGAGGAAGAACACTCTTGGGATCACGAAGTTTCTTCGTCTTAGAATTTGCTTCATCATAACCGACAAGCGTGGTTCCCTTGATCGTAAAACCGTCGACCAAGGGAGATGCGTCATACACAGTAAGTGTACGATATTTTGAGTTAAATGCAACTATTTTCTTTGCACCAATTATCTCTCTTGGATCAATTGATACAATACCAAATTCATTGCATTCTTTTTGATACTTTAATTTAGCAACCAGTTGTTCTGGCTTCTTCTTTTTCTTCTTTCGTGGCTTACGCATAGTCTTTGCAAATTGCGCCTGCGCTTCAAAGTTAACAACCATCTCTTGGTGATATTCCAAGAGTTTCTTCAACTTTGGTTTAGACATCCACGAATATGCTTCCTTCAACTCTGGATCGTTGCCCAGGATTGCTTCCTGCAATTCTTTGATGCGTGGCTTAAAAGAGTCAGCAATCATTTTTGCCTGAATTGATTTAATCTCTTTCTTTTTAGTCCATTCTGCCACATCAAAGGAAAACTTTTCCGACTTTGGTTTCATGAGATATTCAATAAGTTCATCTACATGAATTTCTAATTCTCCAATGTATTCTGATACTTGTTCTTCGATTCTGTCTTGAACAGAAACCTTGGGCTTTTCGTTATTCTTTTCTGCCTTTACTGGAACATAAGAACCTTCGGCAATAAGTTTCTTTATATGATCGTTGACCAAATTTAATTTGGCAGTAGGTAGAACAACACCAAGATTTGCCACACGACAGTAACCTCCAATACAACGGAAGTCAAAACTATTCGCGGAAGCATTGGCAACAGATTCTTGATCTGTTTTTGAGAACTTGGTTTTCTTCAAGTATTCTAGAGTGGCTTTGCGATAGTCTTTTTCCGACCAATTGTAATTATACCAATTCAAAGCCTTCTGAATCTCCCAGATCAACTCACTAGTGTCTGTGATATTCTTAGCAGCAATGTTTGGCTCACCACCGAGGAGTACTGATTCTACAGTATCACCCTTACCGATAGACTTGTATCGCTTTTTGCTCATGGGTATAGTTTACAGTTTTTCTGTTGGTTGTCAAGGTTTATAGAATACGAATACTGGTTCGTATTTGTGAAATCGTCCGTTGACTTTGCAATAATTCTTGCACTTGGGTAAACCATCTTCACCTACACGATTCTGTCCTGGCATATTTTCTAATGCCATCTTTAATGTAAATTTATATTCCATACCGAGAGACTCTAGAATCTTTCTCGAATCCTCTTCCAGCGGAAGATAGTCGCCGCTAACAAGTAGATCAGCAATATTCCACAGTAAGTATCTGTCATTCTTTAAATAAGAAACACAGGTTTCTAGAGTTGGACGTAAGAACCCATCACGCCAAGATTCATATGAAGAAAACTTTTTGTAAGATTGATTCTCATCTTCTGAATATGCTTCTCTATTAAAATATGGCGGAGAAGTAAATACCATATCTACTTGTCCTTTGTATTGCTTGAAATCTTTAAGTCCAGATATAGTCTCAGAGCCAGAAGAAAACAAATGATAAGTATTTGTTGACGAGAAAAATGGGTTTGCTCTATAAGTCTTGGTATTATAAAAACCTGCAATAGCATGATACTTTGAAGGATATCCATCGCAAATCCAGTTTTCAGGATTAGGATCAGTACCAACATAGTGAATATTCCTATCGTCCTTTACAGACATTGCTCCTAAAATTCTACCACCCCAACCACTAGAAGGATCGTATATAACAATGCGATCTTGATCCTTGCAATGTTCGGTGAATCTTTCATAGAGATACTTTGCAGTCATTGGTGGGAAGTTCACCGCCGGTTGAATGTAACCAATACGAAATGAAGCAAATCCAGCAGGGAAAACTCTTTCACCCTTCTTGTAAAGACGGATGGCATAAAGTTTATCGTCTGGGATATTCTCGTGATCAAAAGTGGAATAATGCCGATATGACATCTTTGGCTTCCATTTTTCGAACTGCTCTTTTGTCAGTTGAAGAATCTTTGACTGCTCTAATTGGAAATAACTGCTACTAGCACCTTCGCGCAGTTCTACTTGTTCTAGCATGAAATCATAGCCAGTAAACACGGAAGAATTACTAAAGAATACCTCCATCCATTCGTCACCACTGGCTACATCTACGATTGAATATTTCTTATCATGCTTGATCGTAGACAGCGCGTGTTTATAGAACGAGTCCCTACGCAAATGACGCATAGTTCCCCGGATCATTCTTGGAAGATACTTGTCATCCGCAAACATATCATAAATTGAATAACCAGTATCATTTGCGGAATAGTTGATTCTCGTTTTAAACATATTAGAGAACCATTGATCTACTTCTACGCCAATACGAGACTTATTAATAATTACATCGTCTGGAACATTTGACAATTCGTCTGAATTGGTAAATTCGTGTACAGGATATTGCCCCAGTTGATTGAACTGGTCAACAATATCCGATTCATCTTTTCCGGTACGGGGAGGACAACCATATGTGTCCCACGAATTCAAGATCGCTTTACGCATCTTGATTACCCACTGCTCAAACTCCTTTGGAGTCATGGCAAGCAGATCCTCGAAGTATACATTTACTTCTAAGTTGTTGATTACGTGGTCATTACGCTCGTAAAAGGGTTTCTTTCCCACTTGTAAATCACTCCCGGTAGTTGTCCGCCCATCCATGATATCTTGCCCACTTCCTGAAACTGATGCTTCAGATAGAACTTTCTTGCTCTTTCGTTGTTTTCTCTCACTGATAGCCATACATTTGTTCCTGCATATTCTAAAAACTGTTTCAAAATCCTTGAAGCACTCCCGTCACCTTGAGTCCCCGCTGCTATTTGGTGCAGCATCGTTTGTCCTTTAGGAACAGTCAAGTTGCCAAGTTTGACATCCTTTTTATATAGGCTAAAGGTTATTACAACATTATCTTGGAAAACAGTATTGTTTGCAACTATTTTCCTAGTGACATAATCTTGTCGAATATGTGGAAAGAACTCTTTATGTTTCTTGAATACTTCCAGTACTTCTTTTAAATTGTCAAGTGTAGCCAAGTTCATGCGATTTTACTAAAATTGTTTCTCTTTACAAACACAATATGATCGTTAAACTTATCCTGCAATAGTTCCTTCGATTTGTGAGAGATAACATAAATGTTTGTATTCTTGTCCAATCCTTTAAGGATATTCAAGAACGCTTCTGTAGCAGAATCATCCAAACTGCCATCTAGAACCTCGTCAAAGATTAATAGATTGCAACTTAATGAATTCTTTAGTTGTGCAATATATCTCCAAGCAAACAATAAAGCCAAGTCAATCTTGCGCTTCTCTCCCTCGCTGAAACTATCGTAAGTGAAAATGTCGCGGTGACGGCTCTTGATTGTTTCTTCAAATGATTCACTCAATTCAAACTGAACAAAGAAGTCCATCTTGGAAAGATAACCATTGATTACCTTGTTCATGATTGGCAAGTAATGCTTAATGATCTTGCTCTTGAT